TCCCGTTATTTTTAACACGTTTTGCGGATGTGTTAAGTTGGCGGCCCATCGTCGGGTTGTCGCGCCCGCGCACTTGCGTGTTGGGCCACACCCATATCTCGCCCGTGTCGTCTTGGATGCAAACCCACAGCAAGTGATGTTCGTCGCCGTTGTCGATCAGGAAGTGCGCCAGCGCCCGCCCCAGTGGCGTGGTGAGGGGCATGGTCGGATTTAGCTGCAAGATCATCCCCGGCCCTCCGTCAGGAACGCTGGCGCGTCCAGTGGCTCGTCGTCGGGCCTGTCAGGCATGGTCGCGCGGGGCATCGCCACCTCGCGGGTGACGGGCGCCTGCGCCTGCACCAGGTCGCGCAGTACCAGTTCGAAGTAGCCCGCGCCGTCCTGCCAATGGTCCAAAAACGACGGATCGCCGCACAGGATGCGCGCCACCTTGTCGGCGATGACCTCCAGCGCCTGCGCCTGCGCCACGTCGAGGCGATTCCAATTGCGCGACGTCCGCATGACGTTCTTGATGGCTTGCGAGTAGCCCGCGACCTCGCGAAATGCGCCGTGGGTCTGCTCGCGGTCGCTTAGGATCTGATCTGTTAAGCTCATTTGATTTCCGTTTCGTTTGTTGGCGGGACAAAGTCAGGATTAAGGGCGTTGCACGCCATTTCGTAAATGTGTTGCGTGCTGCCGCTGTATGAGGACCATTGTTTGATGCCCTCAAGGGCGTTTATCAGGTTTTCTATGCGATCAACGGCGTCTCGGCGATCTTCTTCAAAAGCAAATATCAATTCAGTCGGATATTTTTCGAGGGTTGATTGTGGGTAAACCTTACGCAATCGGGTCAGAAGATCATCGTTCATTTCTTACGTTCCTTTCGGGGGTGTAGGGCGTTCAAAATGGTAGTGTGGTCGCGCCCACAGAACAATCCGATTTTTTTCAGGGACCATCCATGACGCCGCAGGGCGGCGTACACGTCCCGCCGGGCGTCGGTGTAGGGCAGGGTGCGGGCGGGGCTCATGGCGTCCGCCCAGGTCATGCCGTGGGGCGTTAGCGCCCCTACGGCAATCCGTCGGGCGGCGGACATGGTATATCGAAACGCCAGCGGTTCGGGTTCAGGCTCCGGCTCCGGCTCCGGCTCCGGCTCCGGTTCGGATGGCGCGATGCTTACGTAAGCCGCGCGCCTTGTTGGCGGGGCGCCGTTGAGCCGCGCGCGCACGGCCTTGTAGTGGTCCGACAGGGCAAGGTGGTAATCAACACTCATGGTACCATCTCCATAAGCCAGCGGCGGGCGTCCGCCTCATTGCGGGCGTAGCCCAGCGCGCCTAGGACGGTCACACAGCGCCATGCGCGGGCGTGGGCGTGGGTGCGCTTGTAGCGAACCGCAGCGTAGAAGCCCAAGACGCGCCCGTAGTAGGATACGGTGCGGGTGCGGTCATCATGTAGGGTTGTGGTGATCATAGTTTCCCCCATTGGTCGGCCATCGCGTCGGCGATACCTTGGTACGTGCGGCTGCGTTCGCGCCAGCGGTTTGGGCCGGGCGGCATTTTGTGAACGCGCGCCTCGCGCCCGTCCACTATATTTGTCGGCCACAGGGGCGGAAGCCCTTTGAGCCACAGGCAGGTTTTTTTCGTCTCTCCATGCCCGAACTGCCAAGGCTGGATGATCCAGTCGGGCTTGCGTATCCGGCTCGATATGATGGACACCGGATTTTCCAACGCAATGCGCGGGATGGGCGCGTCCAGTAACGCGCGCACGAAGGCGAGCGCCTGCGCCTGCTCCTCGCGCTTGTCCTTGAACCAGCGCGAGCCCGACACGGCCAGATGGGTGCAGGGCGGGCGCGCTACCATCAGATCCCATTGCTGGCCGTGGGCGGTGGCGAGCGCGTCGCCTTGTATGTGCCACGCGGGGTCGCCCTCACATGGTAGCAGGTCGCATGACCAAGCGTCATGGCCGCGCGCCCGGAAGGCGTCGCGAACGGTCGCGCTAAATTCGCAGGCAATCAAGACGCGCATCACGCCACCCAATAGTAATAGGGGCCGGTGCGGTCGCCGTTCATCTTGATGGCGTAACGGCAAGCGGCTTTGAAACTGTCGAACATCGCGGCGTGATCGCCGACATGACGCCATCCGGCGTCTTTTGGGCGATAAAGGACTGCGTACATCTCACGCTCTCCTGTTCTGGGCGCGCACGGCGCGCAAGATCTCTTGACCGTCGCTCGCCCACGTCCCGCTGGCGCAGGGGCACGGGTGCGTCGGAAGCTCGCGGGCAAGCTCGCGCGCCTGTAGGGCGCGTATGGCCGACAACACGGCTTGGCCGTAGGCGCGGCGATCGGGATCGGGGTTACGCCTGTAACGGTCCAGCCCGGCGAGGGTTGGGTAGGACTTCTGGTCGGCGTGCGGGTCGGCGATGGTTTTCTTGCGTTTTGCCACGGTCAAATCTCCAAGTCTATATAAACGCCAGCGCCGTTAGGGCGCCGATAAACGCCATTGCGGCAAGGGTCAGTAGGGCTTCGACGATCGCGATCATTTGCGGGGCCTTTCGGTTGTGTCGGGAGCGGGGGGCGACGCGCTGGGTAGCGCGCCGTGGGGGCGATGGGGCGAATAGGCGTCACACGCATGTGGCGGCTTGCTTCCATTCGCGGGGCGTGGGGTTGCGTTCCCATGACTGCTTCACCCATGCGTCCAACTGCGCCCATGTGAGGCGGGGCTCGCCAGTGTGGTAGTTCGGGCGCCTGCGAACGTCTTCGTTATAGGCGATCTCGCCGGGGGTTTGATTGTGCGTCATGGCAAGTGGTTCCTTTAAGCTGAAAGCGTGAAAACGTGATCGCCATTCGGCAATGAGCCGGTTCCGTCAATAGCGACGCCCGCCCATGCCAGCTTGTCCATTAGCGCATCAGCCGCCATGCGCGCGTTATCGTCGGTTGACGCGCCATAATGATATGGAACCGTCACGCTGGCGCCGCCAGCAACAAAAGCTTTGAAACGTGAACCCCGGTTGTTTGTGGGGCCAAGATAGCGAACTTGAATGGCTTTCATTGTGTTTGTCCCTTGTTTTTGGTCTCATCAGACGGCGCGTTACGCCGGGTCGCGTGTATTGTCGCGGACGTGTTCCTGCCAAAAGATGGAATTGTCGAGCACTTTGAGGCTGTTTGGTTTCATGTTGTCCGTTCCTTCACTTGGTTTCTTGAAGCCAACCTTGAACGCCACTATTGCCGTCTGGACCTATGCGGCGCAACTTGCCGCAAACGACAGGCTTGCCGTCTCGCAGATAGTACGCGCGCGCCAGCGGGCGCCCGTTGTCGCCGACAGGGTCGGTTATGATGCTAAGGCCGCGCGCTATAGCGGCGTCGCGCCACTCTAAGGCCGTTGAATATTCAATGGAAACTGTCGTGGTCATGATGCGTGTCCTTTGTTGGTTGTACAGAATTGTTTTACATCATGGCGCTTGCGTTGACAAGCGCCATGTTCGCGCGTCAGGCATTGGCGAAGCGCCGCGCTGTCGCGCCGTGGGCATTGATGACCATTGACGCCTTAGCCTTGGCGCTTGTGCCGCCACACGCGCGGCACGAGGCGCAATTGGTACGGGCGCCAGCCTCTTTTGACGCCGGGCACGACACTTCGCCAGTTAAGCGCGGCGCGTCGGCCGTTTTGACGCGGAACGTCCGCCAGCCGGTGGCGTGGGCGTCGGCGTGGTCGGCGGCGCTGTCAGCGCTCGCCATGCAAAGCAGCTTGAACGCGGCGAATTTAGGATTGCGCCATTGATGGGTGTAACCATTGATCGCGCTGGCGTTAACAGTTGCGCGACGCCAGATCTGGAAAGGTGCGGCGGTAGGATCGCCGTATGTTCCAATGCGAAACGCCAGTCCAGCGAAAAGCGCGGGGAGGATGCGCGCGTCGAAGTCGACGCCAGCACGCGCGTATCGCCCACGTTTGAACGCGCCGTAAACCGACATCACGGAACGCCCGACGTTAACATAGCAAGAGCCGTTATTCGCTGGGCGATGTTGGCAATCGCCGCACACACTGGCGTCAAAACCGGTTTTGAGCGCTGACAGCGGATCAATATCAGACCGAATAATGAAAGTCTGGACCATCGCACCGGTTTTGGCATTTGTGCTAGCGGCGGTAATCCGATTGGCGATAACGACAATCGGCGCGCCGTCTAGGGCGCTTGCGCCTTGATACAATATCACGCCAGTGAATTTGGAGCGCTTGATCGCTACTGTCATCTCTTGTGCTGATTTGATCATCTTGTGTTTGTCCTATCGTTTAGCGTCATTGCGCGCCGTTTCGATGACTAACCATCGCATATGCCAAACAGCTTGTAAAGCATTTTAATGCAAGATAGCGAAAATAGTTTTTAGTCGTTTTTTTGGCGGCCTGTTAGGCTAGTGATTAGTCGCGGGGATTGCGGCGAATTGCCTAGAATTGCGGGAGGTTTGGCTTTTTAGGTCATGAATAGGATATATGTTAAGAAAAAATGATTTATATATATAGATGTTAATGGGACGCGCCGTTTCCCGTTTTGGCAGCGATTTTTCCCCCGTGTCTAATATGCCTAAAGTGACTATGTGAACGCCATTGCGCCTGCGCATCCAGGCGCGCGTCATAGGCTCATTAGGCACATTGGGCTATGGGCGAGCGATAGCCCAAAAAGCCCAAGGCCATGACGCGCCATGCGAGCGCAGGACGCGTCGTGCGATGGTTCGCGCATAGCCCAAAAAGCCCAAGCCCCAGGCTCTATTGCCTAGGTCATGTAGCTATTGCCAAGGTCAAGTTTGGAGGGGGGGGAGGGCCTTGCGCCGCCCGGTCACGGTCACGGAGGGTCCGCAGAAAATTTTTTTTTTAAAAACCAATTTCACAATCCAAGACGCATGATATATAATGTCTTACATGACATGGCACACGCTTCCCCACGAACCGCGCAAGCTTCAAGCGACTGAGGCGCGATTGGACGCAATTTATCACGCCGCGCGTCACGGCTTGAAAGGCGACACGCTGGCGTTGGCTGCGGGTATGCAGCCTGCCGAATACCGTCAATTATGCCAATTCGATCCGCTGACGGAGATGGCGGAACAGAAGGGACGCGCTGACGGCGAGATGGAAGTGTCGGGCATACTGCACGAGGCGGCGCGAAACGGCGACGCCAAGGCGGCGCTGGCGATCTTGCAGCACACGCATGGCTGGACAGCCAAGCAAGAGATCACCATTGACGTGTACCAGAAGATCAGCATTACTCAGGCGCTGGCGGACGCTCAGTCGCGCTTGATCGACCACGACCCTGCTGAACCGATCAACCGGGAACTGATGTATGGCGCAACTGCCGATCTATAAATCTAATGAAGAGCAGTTGCTGATGTCGCAACTATGGTCGCCTGGCATAGCGGACGATCCTGAGAAGTTTGTGCTGTTCGCGTTTCCGTGGGGGCAACCTAACACGCCGCTGGCAAAATTTCGGGGGCCGCGCACTTGGCAGCGCATGGTGCTTCGGGAGATCTCGGACCACATCAAGGCCAACAAGGGCCAGCTCCAGATGGACACGCTGCGTAAAGCGGTGGCGTCGGGGCGCGGCATCGGCAAGTCGGCGCTGGTCAGTTGGCTGATCCTCTGGATGCTCTCGACGCGCATTGGGTCAACCAGCATCATCTCGGCCAACTCGGAGGCGCAGCTTAGGTCCGTGACTTGGGGCGAGTTGACCAAGTGGACGGCCATGATCATCAACTCGCACTGGTGGGAGATCAGCGCGACCAAGCTGATGCCTGCCAAGTGGCTGTGCGAACTGGTCGAGCGCGACCTGAAGAAGGGCACGCGCTACTGGGCGGCGGAGGGCAAGCTGTGGTCTGAGGAGAACCCCGACAGTTACGCGGGCGTCCACAACCACGATGGGATGCTGCTGATCTTCGACGAGGCGAGCGGCATACCGGACCCGATCTGGGCGGTGGGCGCGGGGTTCTTCACCGAGAACGTGCTGGACCGCTACTGGTTTGCGTTCAGCAACCCCCGGCGCAACCAAGGGTATTTTTTTGAAACCTTCCACTCTAAGCGGGCGTTCTGGAACACCACGTCGGTAGACGCGCGGACGGTGGAGGACACCGACAAGCAAGTGTACGACCAGATTATCGCGGAGTACGGCGAGGACAGCGGCGAGGCCAAGGTTGAAGTGTACGGCGAGTTTCCGTCCGTGGGCGACGACCAGTTCATCTGGCCGCTGCTGGTAGACGACGCCATGAAACGGGAGCGGTACAAGGACATGACCGCGCCCATCGTCATGGGTATCGACCCGGCGCGCGGCGGGGCGGACTCGACCGTCATCGTGGTGCGGCAAGGACGCGACATCGTCGCCATCAAGCGGTACTCTGGCGAAGACACCATGATGATCGTGGGGCGGGTGATCGACGCCATCGAGGAGTTTAAGCCAACGCTGACGGTCATCGACGAAGGCGGG